CTAACGTTGAACCACGGCTTTAGCTTGAGCTTCTCCGGCGTTCCTAGCCGCATCAAGGGTCTCGAAAGATGTATCCATCAGCTCAAGCGTGCCTCCAATTTTCCTTCCATTTTTGTCGTGCAACTCAACCTCCACCACCCACCGGCCCTCAGCAGTGAACTGGGTAGAGTGAATGGTGGCATCAACGGCCTCATTGATTTCTCTCACCGTTGTATCCGAATCATACTTTTGCACAAAAGTCCCCTGTTCGTGATTACACTTCCTTACGATATAACGCTGCTCGCCAGGCGGAAAGTGCCAAGCCGCATAGCAAACCATGACAAAAAAAGGGGGGAGGGTACGAGTGACGCACCTGTTGAACCACAGGACTAGCGCCACGACGGCTGTCTTAACACAATGCCCGATAAAATTGTGATTGGCATCCACCACAGATACGGCAAGTGGCGCGTGGTTTACATACAGTATTTGTAACATCTCCTGGGTTCGTCTTCCCATAACGTCCCAACTGAAAGAGATGGTAGCCCTCCGCCGACATCATGTGCACTCCCAGATCCTAATTCACCAGAAGCCCGATTGGCGCGTAAACCAGTCCGGAGCTGCGCCCAGGTCGATAACCGGTACCTGACCCTGGCGTTCAGGGCGGCCAGGGACGCCGCCAACCCCTACCCCGACTGATCACTGGAGTAACAGCTGGGCTTCCATGAGCTGCGCGCCCTGAGCCTGCACCTGTACAAGAAAGCGGGCAAGGATGGGCAAAAGCTGGCCGGGCACAGCACGCGGAAGATGACGAAAAACTACGAGGCGGATCACGAAGAGGTGGTGTGTACCGAGGCCGTGGCCGACCTGGATTTGAGCAATATCACGGGCTGAGTTTTGCAACAGTATTGAAAATGTTTTGCAACAGCGTCAGAAACGAAAAAGGGCCAGTGCTCGTAAGTCACTGACCCTCTTCGTTTTATTTGGTCGGGACGGAAGGATTCGAACCTTCGACCCCTTGCACCCCATGCATGGGGCATAAACGCCCTATGTCATTGATTTTATTGTTTTTCGGGATTCGCCGACTGACCAAAAAGACAGTGTTTTGTGGGGTTTCGCAAACCTTGCAAAACAATGGCTTACGGTGGAGTTTTGCATCGGCCTCCCTCACCAAACCACTGCCCGCCCGGACAGGAGACATATTTCTGCGGGCCGTCTCCCTCCATTCTGCATGATTGTATTGACAATCAAATAGGGAATGGCTACAGTGAACCCATGATCTGGCGAACAGCCACCGCCCCGGCGGAACCGGGACCGAAGGAGAAAACGATGAGCATCAAGCTGGAGAAAATCTCAGAGAGCGGCAAAAAAGCCACCTACAACCTCTACGGCACTACCGACAAGGAACTGGTTTATCAGTACGGCATTACCAGCGTATTCCTGTCCGACGACGAAACCTATCTGGAGGTTAAGACCTCCTCTAAGAGAGACGCCGCTGCGCTGTCTCGCATGCAGGCTGACCTGCAGTCCGCCACCACCGAAACCGAACCCACCAAGCCTGCCCAAACCGGTACCCGCCGGCCGGAACTGGTGGAGGTTGCTGAGCGCGATGCACTGAATCGTGGCAATGGGTGGATCGCCAGCGAATACGACGTGGACCGCCTGAGCCTGGACCCCAGCTGGGCCGGCCGCGCCATCTGCTACGTTTACGAATAACCACTAAGGCCCCGCCATGGCGGGCGCTGATTGGGAGAACGACCATGATGATCAGAATGCTCAGCGAATCACGGAATATGAGCGATGACGATGTCGTCGCCGCCGTGGAATCGGGCGATGGAGTAGAGTTGCCGCGCGAACGGATAGACCGGATTGTCGCCGGCACTCGGCACCAATTCACCGTGGAGCGCCATGGTAATGCTGATGTGCGCCATGTCCTGAAACCGTATCAGGAGCCCGCTCCCCTGGGGCTCAGCGCCAGCACCCGAGAATGTGCAATCCCGCGCCCCGTGTGGCCATGGTGATCCCATGAATAAGCGCCAGTTCGAGACCTATTTCGCGGCCGCCGAAAAAATTGGCGGGGATTACATGTCTGGCTACCGCCGAGGCCTCCGGCATCACACCCATGAGAACCACGGCGATCCCGATGAGCATGAGGCGTGGATGGCAGCCTCAGGAACCCGCCAGGAGCTGGGTGATGGCTACCGAGACGGAGCCGCCGGCAGGCCACCCCGGGGATTCCACGGCAACCTGGGCAACCTGAACGCCCAGGGCGCCCTGCCGGCTGACAGTCAACTCCAGGTGCGCGTGAACAGCCAGGTCAAAGCGCGCTGGGTGAAACAGGCCCAGCGCGAGGGGCTGAAACTCAGCCAGTGGGTCGCCAAACACCTCGACAACGCCTGCGACGGGTGATGCTCACCCCAGTGTAATCCAGGGCTCACACCACCTGGCGGCACCGGCCTACAGACAGCCCGAAGCGGCCGCCCTACCCTGGCACTGTCCGCCGTCAGCAGGGAGGCCAGCGACCAGAGGTCAGCGTTACTCGGCGGGCAACTGATCTCTCACCAGGGCCACGAATTCATCATCGGTGGAGTACAGGTTCGCCCCCACCGCCGTGAACTCGATGCCGTGGCGCGTGGCCGAGCCCTGAACCGTGATGTGGCCGTCGTCGTCGATGTGCCCGCCTTCCGCCTCGATGGCGGCCGTGATCTGCTCGCGGCTTCCGTATAGCTCGATCATGCACACCCCGCGTATTTGACGTGTGGCGTCTCCGGTTCAGGGTCCAGCAGCACGTCCGCCAGCGCGGCGCGGTAGGCCGCCTCATGGTCCGGATGCACCAGGACGTTGACGTGATAGCCCGGTACCGGTGCCATCTCGGTGTACTCATTGCCTTCGCCGTCGGTCAGGGTCTCGCCGGTCGGTTCCATCAGGTCCGGGAGAAGCTTCAGGCGGATGACGTGTGGATCAGCGCCCACCGCTTCGTCGCCGGTCTCGGGGTCGATGTCGGCCAATCCGGCATCCTTCAGGGTGTCGAGCATCGAGGTTTCATCAGGTGCGCAGAGGTAGAGTGGCTTCCATGGCTTCATGGTGTAGTTAGCTCCTGCAGTTTGGTGGCGGTCTTGGCATGTTTGAAAACGCGGAAATCGCCCACCCACAAATTATTAGGGAACGTGCCGTTTAGAAGCGCACCAAATCGAATCTTCATGAGGCCCGCCTCAATATCGTTAATGTACGTTGCAGCGCTTCCATTTATTGACAAAACCGACTCACCGCTTCGGACATAGGAAACGCCGAATATGTAACGCTCACCGGGCGATGCCGGGATAGTCGCCTGCTGAATGCCTTGCGTGCCTCGAAGCTGGGCAATAGCCTCGCCACCGTCAAAATACAACAGCACGCGGCGCGAGGAAGAACTGCCCAATACGAGAAACGTGGCGATCCCATCCACTTTTGTTGGCACGCACTCTCCGACGATCGTAAATTCAGCGACGTTAAACCAATCGGTCGCATCAATGCCCGGTATAGTCGCAACGTCAGCAGATCGAATAGCTGCGCTGCCCGTGGTTTGAATTGGTGATGTGGCCGCGCTGCCCGCCTCAAGCTGGAACACATCCAGGGTTCCGGTCACGGTAACGGTCACGCTGGTGCCGGTCGTGGTGAACGTGAGGGGGGAGCCGTCCGTAGCTGTGCCAGAGCCTCCGGCTGTAACCTCCGCCGACCCGGAGCCGTAGACGCTCAGGGTGTAGGTCGTGGCATCGCTGACACTCACCGTCTGGGTGGCCGGGGCAAAGCTATTAAGCAGAACATTGGTGGCGTCGACAGCCTCAATAATCTGCCCGAGAGGCTCGCCAGTGAAGCGGTCGTAGCCGAAAGCTGGCTGCCCCGCCGGAATCTCTACCAGCTGCCCCTGCGCATTCCACACCCACTTCGGAGACGGCGCGGACAGGGTGAACATGTCGTCATAGTTGACGGTTTTAAGGTTCCGCATCACGCCACCTCCAGAACGAACGATTGGGCTTTAAAGTCGGCGTAGAGGCTGGTCTCGCCGAATGACGGGTGCAGGCTGCCGATCAGGGCGAGGAACCGTGCTTCCATGCCGTTCATGGCGTCCACGGCTTCGGCGAGGGTCTGGCTGTTCGGGTAATCGCCCTGCTCCACGGCGGTGCCGTTATCGTTCTGGTACAGCGTCAGGCCGCCCGCATCCGGCACCCAGAAGAACTCGGTGTCTGAAGTACCCGCGATGCCTGCGGCGGTGTCGCCGTAGGTGGGAGCGCCGTTGGCCGCGACGCCGGTCAGCAGATTGAAGCGGCTCTGAATCTTCCGCATGGCGCGGGTGAAGATGGTCGGGGTCTCGATGTCGCCGCTGGCCATCTCGGGAATGCCGTCGGCAGTGAAATCGCGCTGGATGGCGTAGGCGCCCGACCGATCCGCGCCCTGGTACGGGACGGTGAGGGTGATCTGGGTGTCGCTGTCCACGCTGGCGATGTCGTAAACGACGCCCGTGCCGGCCATCACGAACCCGTCTCCGGCGCTGACGTTCGCAAGCCACGCCGTGCCGACGCCGGACACAACGGCGCTATCCTGAACCGCCGACGCGGTTCCGGTTCTGTACTGTGACATGGGGTTCTCCGGTTATGTCGCTTTGATCAGGTAACGGTATTCGCCCAGGGTCAAGGAAATGGTCTGAGGGGACGATGCCACGTCATTAAACAAAACGACGTGCGGCATCCGTCTAGCCCAATCCTGCTCTGTAGACGGAGGAAGATTCGTCGTTATCGTCGCGCCCAGGAACCCATCAACAAAGAATTCGGCGCGGTCGGCATATTGCCTAAAGCTGACAACCATGTCCGCGCTCACGTTATCGGAATTAAGCTGAACTTCCGTGACGCCATCGTTGTTGGAAACTGAAGCGAAAAGCCCTGTAGACCTGAAAACAAACCCGCACCAGAACTCGCTAGATGAGGGCACGTTCCATAGGCCTCGACCGACAAATCCCTCAGCCTCTGCGTTAAAGCTAGACCTGGCAATCTTGGCATCGAAGAAGCACGTTTTCCCCCATGTTATCAGGCCACTGGCAAGGTCAAGGGAGCCGTATAGTGGTTGCGCTGTGGCATACCCAGATGAAGACCCTGTGCTTATCATCAACTGCATTACACCGCGATTTGATGCAGATGTGCCCTCAAAAAATCTGATGCTGGCGTTTTCGGTGTATGTGTCCCACTCATCGGGTCGATGGAAATATTCCCCCCTGCTAAAATCGAGAGAACCAAACGCGGCGACCCCCTCAACATCAACATCAGGGCCAATTATGAAGTTGCTGAGATTGAAACTAATGAAGCGGTCGCCGCCGTCTCCGAAATAGAATGAACCATCATTTTGGATATATGAGCGCCATTCATCGCCGTCGTAATACCCCAGGTGGGTGGCGGTCAGATTCAGGCCGGTGGAGGGCGTGTCACCCAGCCGGGACGGAATGCCCGACAGGTTGCTGTACCAGTCGGCGCCGACCGTGGCGCCCGCCTGAACGCCGTCCAGCTTGCCGCCCTCGCCGCTGTTGATGTCCGCCAGGGAGCCGGGCTTATCGCTCAGGTTGCTGTAGCCGCTACCCCCGGTGATCACCACAGAGCCGGAGAACGCCGCCGAGCCGTCGCTGTAGACGGCAAAGAGGGTGGTCCCATCGTATTGATAGGTAATCATCCCGGTTTTGCCGTCGGCGGACTTCGGCCCCAGCGTCGCCACCGCATCGCCCACCACGCTTTCCACCTGCCCTTCCACGCTGATCTTCTCGGTGGCGGCCAGGGTGCCAGTGACGATCTTGGAGGCGGTGAGCTTGACGATCTTGGTGCTGTCGATGGCGTCATTGGCCAGATTGGCGTCGATGAACGCCCGGTCGGCGGCGGTGACCGTGGCCCAGGGGCTCAGGCCGCCCACCTCACCAGCGGACAGCGAGGGCGTGGTGACCGTGAACTGGCTGCTGATCGTGCCCTGGCCGAAGGCGTCATAGGTGGCAAACCGCAGGTAGTAGGTGCTGTTGTCGGTGAGGCCGGACAGCACCACCGGCCCGCCGTACTGCTGGGCCACCAGATTCTCAGGGCCGGGGGTGAAGCCGGTGCTCTGGCTCATCCATACCCGGGAATCGCGGTAATCCAGGTCCTCCGGCGGCTCGAAATCAATCTGCGCGCTGCGGAAGCCGGCGGAGATGGTCAGGGTGCCCGGCAGGGGCGGAGCCACGTTCTCCACGCTGAGCCGGGCCGCCTGGGCGCTGATCTGGTTCTGCCGGCCCCGGCAGTACACCCGGACCTCAAACGCCCGCCATGCGCCCACTGAGAGCGTCTCGCGCTGGTGGTCCTCGGCGTTCTTCTCGTAGGTGTAGACGAATTGGGGGTCATTCACCCATTCGGTGCGCACCAGGGACAGGCTGCCGGCCACGTCCGCCCAAACCTCGACCTGATAATCCCGGAAGTACAGGTCCAGCCCGCCGCTACCGGCGCCCTGCTCGCCCTCCTGGCCCATCTCGAACCATTCGGTCACCGAGGTCTTGCGCCACACGAACTTGGCATCGCGGCCACCGAACACGGTGTCGTTGCCCTGCTCGAACAGCTCCAGGCCGTTCACCGGCGGGGCCGGAACCACCTCGTTCGGGTCGTCCTCCGGCTCCTCGCTCACGTCGCCGGGCGAGCGCACATAGGTGGTGGTGATCTCCGCCACGGTGCCGTCCTGGTTCACCTTGCCGCGCAGGGAGACGCCCCGGACCTGGACCTCGTAGGTTTTGCCGTCGCTGGGCACCACAAACGTGGCCTCCGGCGATGCCGGGCCGACCTCAAACCAGCCCGCCTGCCCCTTCTCGCGGTACTCCACCAGGCCGTAGGCGTAGTTGCTCACACTCGGCGGCTGGACGCCCACCTCAATGGTGGACAGGTTCGCGTTGGCCGACCGGGGGGTGTTGGTGGCCTCGGCCAGGGTCACAACCGGCGGATTGAGGGTCACCACCGGCTCATCCTCCTCCGGCTCGATGTAGCTGGTGAGGCGCTGCACTGAAAACGCGGACTCCCACACCATCGCGCCAGGGGCCGGCGACGTGGTGGCGGTGCCCTGCTGCGGCGCCGGGCCTTTGTCGCTGGAGAAGGTGGCAACGCTGGAGTGATAGACGACGTATGGCTTCAGACGTCGGGCAGCCCAAACCAAGTCCCCGCCATTCGCTTTTGCCGTGCGCTCGTTGATGTTCGGCGCGTTGGCGTTGCCGTCGATCAGGATGTAACACGCGCCGGGGCCGCCGGGGCCGCCCGAACCCGCCCAAATCCGCAACTGGGGCGAGGTTGTGGGGCTGTAGTAGGTGCCCGGCGGGATGCTGCCAGCAGCGCCGCTCACGTCGATGTACCCATTGGCGCCGATGCTCATGCCGCGAGCGACAATCACCAAACCCGCACCGCCGGCACCGCCGTCGCCGCCCGGCTTTTTGTATTCGATGCCGTCGCCATCCCACTCCGCGAGCGTGGAGCCGCCGCCGCTGCCGCTGGAACCGCGCAGATCGACAGGGAACAGAGTCACCCCATCGGCGTCCTGCTCATAGATGGGCGGCGGGGTCTGCCCAGGCTGGACCCGGCCGCCGATGACCGCGCCCATGTTGCGCATGGTCTTAACGCCGTCCACGTCGCGCATGATCGGCTCGTTGAAGCCGCGATACTGGTACCCACGGCCACCCTGGGGGGTTGATTGGATGTCGAGGAAGCCCGGCGTGCCCTTGTTGACCGCATCCCACCGGCTGCCGTAGTTGAAGAAATAGCCGCCGCTGGAGACCATGCTCGTGGTGCCGGTCCCACCCGGAAAGCCGCGCCCCTTGCCGTTGATCTTGGCGTTGTTGAGCGTGAGGAAGCCGCGCACCAGCAGCGCCACGTTGTCGGAAATGCGGATTTCGGCTTCGTCGTCGCAGTTCAGGTCGCCGGCACACCAGAAATAGGCCGCCTCATCGTCCAGCGATTCGCCGCCGGCCAAGTCCAGCACCCCATCCACGCGGGTTACGCCGCCGGTCACGCTCACCACGCCCGGGAAGTTCTCGGGGCTGATCTCGGTGCCGCGCTCGTACCAGCTATTGGGGATCGCGGTGCCCGTTTCCTGCGGCGGCAGCGCGCCAGCCTTCTGGCTGGAGCCGAACAGCTTCACCTTGACTTTGCCGGTGCGCCAGTCGGTGCTGATCTGCTGGATCTCGAAATTACGGTTCAGGTGACCGTCGTCGGTGGTGCCTGTGTAATCCTGCACCTCGAAGAGGTCCACCCGCACGATGTCGCCGACCTCAAGGTCGTTCTGGTCTGGGGTCAGCGTCAGATTCAGCAGCAGCGGGGGACCGGCGTACCGGTCGCGCAGGCTGGCAACCAACCGGTCAATGGTCTGTGTGCTGTGCCAGCCGCTGAACAGGCCCCGGAATTCAAGGTCTTTCTGCTCGGCCTTGCCGTGAATCTCGATGGACTCCAGGTCCGGCAGATAGTGGAGTCGGGTAAACTCCTCCTCGAAAATATCCCAGTTCCACGACACGAAAATCTCATTGATCACCGCGCCCATGTCGTGGGTCAGGTCGCCATAATCCACGACGTTGTCGGCGTCGAGCCGGCGGACATAGCCGCCCGTGGAGTGGACGCCGGTCATCCGGCGCATCCCGAGCTGGCCGTCGGAGTAGATGGGCGGATAGCAGCCCATCAGCGCGAACACCTCCTCTTCCAGGAACTTCTTGCCGTCCTCCTCTTCCAGGCCGGCGAGCCGGATCTTCACGCCCTGGTTGGGGTCAGCAGGAACCCACAGGTCCTCACCAATGTTCTCGAAGTCGCTGGTTCGGATGAACTCGGCGGGCACGCCCAGGTGCCAGTGCTCCGGCAGGTATTCACCGGGGTACCCGTAGATGGCGCCCGTCAGGACGGCATAGGCCAGCATCGGCCCCGGCATCTCCAGGAACACGAACTCGGTGATCTTGGGGCCGGACTCCTGATCGCCCTGCCCGCGCTCAAGGGACAGCGCCGTGGTGCCAAGCAATCCGCGCTTCACGCCCGTGAACTTGCCGGGCTCCTTGCTGCTGAATGACGCGATCTCGAAATCATCGTCATCGCCCTCGATGCGGAGAAGGCCGACCTTCTCGCCCGCCACCACCGCGCCCTGAATATCCGGGAACTGATAGGGCTCAAAGCCGCTGGTACTCAGGACCAGTATTTCATCATCCTCGGCGCCCAGGTCGCCGTTCAGCCGCGTTTCCTTCGGCTTGAAGATGTCCTCGCGGAGCATCCGCTGAACGTCGGCGCACTTGAAGCTGTAGGCCATGTCTTTGTAGCTGGCCTCGTCCACGATCTGGGTGGTGGCGAGGATGAAATCGGACCAGTCCAGCTCGGCGTCGCCAACATAGAACTTGACGGTCTTGCCGCGCAGGCCCTTACCGTCGCTCAGCCGGTCGGCCTGGAGCGCGGTCAGCCCGTCGTCCAGTGCCTCGAAGTTCAGGCTGCCGATCTCGGAGTTGGCCTTGTCCGGGTTCAGCTTCTGGGAGGTGCCGGAAATGCTGACCAGCACGCCCTCGATGACGTTCTCGCCGGCCAGGCCGGTGACAGGGTGGGAGGTCAGGTAGAACAGGTCATCGTCGCCGAAGTCGATGGACACGACGAACTGGGGCGCCTGCCACTGGCTGTCGTTGACCTCGGCGAAGGCGCTGTTATCGATTCTCATACGAACTCACGCACGTTGAAGTTGACCGAGTAGAAGCCGACGCTATTCACCAGCGACCAGCTGGGATCACCGTCGATCTGGCAGGTGCGCAGCGTGCCGGAATGGGTTATTTCGAAAGTCTCGCCGCCGGCCACTGAATCCAGGAACTCCTCCAGCTGGGCCAGCTTCGCCTCGTCGTCCTCGGCGACTGTGGAAACGCGCCACTCCCGGTCAATTCGGGTCAGGCGGTCGAATCGCCGACCGGAAAGCGACGTAGAGCTAGCCGCCTGACGCCGGGGGCGCGGGGTCCAGTCGGAAATGGGCACCTCGAAGGTGTATTCCTCGCCCACAGTCCGGCCGCCCGCCACGCTGCGCTTGGCGGTGTAGGTGATCGTTGCCATTCAGGGCTCCAGAAACGAAAAAGCCCCGCCGAATGGCAGGGCTCTGGGTTGTGAAGGGGGCTCACAATGTGCGCACCCTTGGGACTCAAGTGTCATCATTTCGGGCTTGCCGAATCATATTTTCTAGCATTTCCGCCTGGTTTGGCGGCAAACGGAACCACTCTCCGGCCTCTCGAAACGCCTTAAACTGCCGGTGGAGCCTGGCCTCGTACCCAGTTCCGCCAGGGGCGGTGCCGATTACGACGACACCTTGGGGCACCATATTGGCGATCTCCTTCATTCGCCTATCTAAGTTTGTTGTTGCCCCAATCTTATAAAGAGGGGCATTTTTAATTTTTGCGACGTAGACGAGAGTCTCAGCGTGATGCAGCCTACCCCTGTCATTCTCGGTGCGCGCCTGCCTATAGTTGAAGAAAATGGCCTCTTTTAGCGCTGTTTCGAGCCATACCACGTTCTCCACGCCATGATTCCGAAGCGCGCCAGCTATCACGCTTACTTCGGCGACCGTGTCGGCCAGCTCGCCTTCGTCGTTTAAGGCCGCCCTATATAGAATGCCAAGCTCGCTGATGAGTGACGCCAAGCAGCCCTTGTCAGTGCCTGTAGCCATTAGCTTGCCCTCCGCTGCACCTGTAGGGCGCCACCGGCCGTCCGGTGCACATCCTCGGCAACACGCAGCAGGCGGTTCCGCGAGGCCTCCAGGTGGTGCTGCAAGGCGTCCATTTCGATAAAGCACGCTTCGACGTCATGACCGGCCGCCCGGAGCTTGCCGAGGACGTGCCGTGTCGGCGAGTCCGCGCCGCCGGCCATGCTCACCGCCGCCGCCGGGATAGACAGGCGGTTCCGGCCAACCTGCGCCTGGGCCAGGGTCGGATTGTTTGCCAGCCAGCGCTTCACCGGGTAGCTGTATTCGTCGTTCCGGTCAGCCGGAAGCCACTCCCCTTCCAGGGTGTACGCCGCGACGAAGTTCCGGGCGCTGTCCATCTGACCAGCAGGGATGTCCTCGGCGCTGACGACGCTGAACGCCTTGTGAATCTGCGACCAGATGTGTCCTTTCGCCCGGCGCCGCATCGGCGCGGGCAGGTGGCGCACTTTGCCGTCCAGCACCGCCGCGAGGCAGTGGAAGCCATCGGTGCCGATTGTCTGGTTCAGGATGGTGCCAAAATCAGGGTTCGTCCGGTGGTTCGCCGCGTGCCCTTCATTCCAGTATTGCCAAAGCACATCGTCGCATTCCGACTGATAGGCCATGACTTGCTCTCGGATCGACTCGCGCACCTTGCCGGCGTTGATGCTCATCAGCCAGCCGGGCAGCTTGCGGAGAGGCATGCAAATCATCGAATAGCGCTTGCCGTCTGCGCCAGTTGTGGTGATTTCCACCACGACTGAACTGAGTCGGCCACCCTTGATCTTGGCGTACTGGCTTTTCCAGTCCATCCCCATGCCCGTGACCACTGGCCGCATCGGCACATAAGGCTCGTCCAGGTGATCCACCAGCAAAAGCTGGTTGCCACGGAACGGCACCACCTGGGCACCTTGCTGCGATTTATTTTGCGGTATAATATTGTCCATACCAGTTACCTCAGCTTTGTTACTGGAACCTGAAGCCCTCGGTGCGCCAACACCGGGGGCTTCTTCATTTGTGGCCAGCTTGGCCTGGGATCGTGTTCCCATTCTCCTTCCTCCATTCAATACCCTGGTCGATCAAAAGCCCTACCTCGGCGGCGAAGCTGCGCCGGCTGGCCTGCGCCCAGTCCGCGATTCTGTCTACCAGCTCCGCCTCAAGGCGCAGGCTGCAAGGCTTCTTCTTAGGTGTGCGACCCATCGTGGCCTCCTTCAGTGAATGTAGGACCAATGCTAGTACCGCATTTGCGGCACGTCAATACTTTTAATCCACGGTGCACCAATCGCACCGCATTGACGCGCGATGAAGTAATGTAAATACTTGCCGCCACAGAGCATCAGGAGTTCCAAGATGGCCAAGAACCGGCAAGGCAGTTCCGCAACCTCGACCATCAACATCTCAATGCGGATCGACCCGAAAACGAAGTACCTCATTGATCTGCTGGCGAGGGACCAGAAGCGAACCCTCACAGGCGTGGTGGAGTGGGCTATTGAGGTCGCCGCTGCCCGCGAGCGCTTCCATAACACCGACAACAATTACGATGGGCCGTCATTCCTAGATATGCTCGACGCCTTATGGTCCACCGATGAGGCGATCCGTTTGGTGGCTCTGGCGATTCACAAGCCGTCGCTGCTCGATTATCACGAGCTGCGCATCTGGGAGACGCTGAAGGCCTCCCCATCTTTCTGGAACATCAAGAATCCGCACACCACCTCCAACCTTCAGATGGACCATCTGAATCTCGGGATGCTGCAGTGCAACTGGGATGACTTTCTCGAGCATGTAAACCAGAACCGCGCGAAGCCGGCCATCGAGGGGTACTATCCCGAAGTGCCCTTTTAGCGAAAGCCCGACATAAAAAACCCCGCCGGAGCGGGGGTGTGTTCGGTGCGTGAGTGAGGTCGGACTAGTTGTATACCTCGTCGGTATTCAACATCTTCAGGTTGCCGTCGCGCAGATCCACCATTAGCCCCCGCAGCACCTCTGCTTCCTCGCGATTAAAATAGAACTCTTCGTCTCCCTCGCCGCCAAAACAGCCAAGAGCGCACTGCCTGATAGCCAGGAAATGCCGGTCCACGTTCCCACTGAAGAAATGAGCCTTCAGCTTAAAGGCGCCCCACCCTTGCGTGGTGCCGATCTCTTTGTCCAGTTGGTCACCTCGGCTTCTGGCCAGCTCCTCCCATTCCAGGTACTTATCAATGAATGGCACAAGATTTGGTACGGCCTGCTCAGGAATGTAGAGGTGGGAGTCGGTACCAAACATATCCACCTTTATCGACAGCATCATGCCGGTTTGGTACCGCTCAACGAGGCTCACAAACGTCGGCCTTGACGAATACTGATCGCTCACATCATTAAAATCTCGCACCGTCAGCGGTGTATCGAGTCGCGTTTCAGAATTTGGCTTAAGAGACCCAGTGCAACCCGAAAGCACCACCAGGCACAGCAAAATCGTAGTCCTTAGCATTATGTTATCCTTTTGTGTGTCGTATGCGGCAGCCTGGACGAACCTACCGGCCCCTCAGCAGCCTCCCATTTCTGGATTTGGGGTCGATGACAACCCTGTCGAGATTGTTGATCTCGTCCCCCATCTTGTTCATGAGAGTATCAGCAAGTTCGTCTTGATCGAAGCCTGTTACATCGCCTTGGAACACGATGGTGAGGCTGCCGCCACTACCCCCGGATTCGGCGCCGGGATTCAACTGCACCGGAGCAGGTGCGGCCGGCACACTATTAACACCTCCCCCATATCCGCCGGAGCCACTAACGCCTCCGCCGCCCCCGAAGTTAGCCGAGGCGATCTGGGCGGCGTGCGCAGCTGACACTATATAAGACGCAGCAGTGAAAGCAGCCGCCAGCGGCGGCCCGCCGAGCTTCATACCCCAAGCGGCCGCAGCTTCGGCCTTTTCGGGAGCCATCACAGCAACATTGGCCAAGGCAGCCGCCTTGCCGATAAGGAAGAATTCCTTGTATTTGCTGGACATGAGACTGGACATTTGGGAGAGCATGTTGCTGGCGAGCTGATTCCTGGCGAACTGCTCTTTTTTCGAGACATCAGATACAGCATCTTCGTGGCGCTGGTTCTCGGCCTCGATGGCTCTGTCCCATTTCTCTTTATTGTCAAAGTCCGCTGCTCGCGCGGCCTCCAACACATCGAGGCGGCGCTCGTGATGCTCCTGAAGCAACTCCTCCTCGGTCATGTACCGCTCGAGAAGCTGTTCCCCGGCCTCGATGTCGGTGGCGCGCTCCTTGTCCATCTCCGCCAGGATTTCAGCCGCGTCCCGCCGGGACTGTATGCTGAACTCCAGCGCCTTCTGTTCAGCCTCATACGCCTCGATCTGCCGGTATGAGCCTTCGATAGCGGCGAGCTGCGCGGCGGTGGCGCCTTCTTTCCTGGCCCGGTACAGCTCCTCCTGGCGGGCCGTCATGCCCAGGGTTTCGGCTTCGAGCTGGAGGGCCGCTACGCGCTTCTGGATGGAGTCGGTGGCCTTGTCGTTACCGCCACCGCCGAGCGGTTCGGGCGGATCGCCACTGTCCTGGTCCGGGTTGGTGTTGCCGAATCCCTGGTTAAAGCTCTGCTGCAAGTCGTAGGCAACCTGAAGGCGCTCGCGCACTTCCTCGATCTTGCGCTTGATCTCTTCGTCGCTGGTGAACACCAGCCCGATGTCCTTCTCCAGGAAGGACGCGTCCAGTTGTTTCTCCAGGCCGGCCAGCTCCCGCTCGAGACGGGGGATGTCGTCGGCCGCCACGCCGTTGATCTTGGAGGCCAGCTCCGCACCGAGGTACTCGGTGAAATTCACCACCTCGCTGGCGCCGGAGGCCATGGTGCCGATCAGAGTCGCGAACGCGGTGCCCAGGGTGACCACGCTTTCCTTGAAATTCGGATCGGTCACCAACTCCCGCAGGTCGTCAATGGCGTCATTGAAGCCGGACACATCGGTCTCGCCGAAGGTGTCGATCAGGTCATTGCGGAGCTGCTGGAGGGACTGGCCCACGGTGCGGGGCATGTCCTGGAATTCGCGGTTGATGCTGTCCGCGCTGGACAGAAGCGCCCGGGTCACCGCCGAGCCGGTCAACTGGCCCTCGGCGCCTAGCTCCCGCAGCTGGCCGATGGTCACGCCCAGGCCGTCAGCAATGGCGCGCGCCAGGCGGGGGCTGTTCTCCAGGACCGAGTTCAGCTCCTCGCCGCGCAGCGTGCCGGAGGCCATGCCTTGGGAAAGCTGGAGGGTGGCGGAGGCCGCTTCCTGCGCGCTGGCGCCGGAGACCACGAACGACTGGTTAATCGCTCGGGTGACCGTCAACAGCTGCTGGTTGGTCAGGTCCAGCTCTTCACTGGAGCGAGCCAGCCGGGCGTACAGATTGATAGTCTCGCCGAGGCCGCCACGGGTCTCCTGGGCCAGCTTGTACGCCGCCTCGTAGGTCTCGTTCAGCTCCTCCTGGCTCTCGGTCACCAGCCGCAGCTGGGAGCGCAGCTCGGAGTAGGTGTCGGACGCCTGAACAACGGCGCGGATCGCCACACCAATGCCCACTGCGGCGAGCACATTGCGCAGGCCACGATACGCCCCACCCAGTTGGTCGGTGGCACGGGTGAGCCGCTCGGTTCCCTGCTCGGCCCGGCGTGACTTGTCGGTCAGGCCATCCAGGGACCGCTGGCCACGGTCGACTTCACGGCTGTCAACGGCTAGTACGAGACGCGCTGTTTCGGTCATGCCATGCCTTCGATCTCAGGTGATCCAGATGCCGCAGGACATCCACTTCCCAGGGCAGGAGGTGGACGCGCTTTAAGGCGGCCCAGTGGTGGATCTCGGTGTAGGAGCAATCGCCCAGCTCACAGAACCAGCCCCACAGGTAGGCGGTGCCTTCCGGGGGCGGGTCTGTTCTCAGGCTCTTGGGTTTCTTGCCGGTCTGGCGGTAAACCGCCTCAAGCTGCTGCCGGCGGCTGGCGCCGGTCTTGGGGTCGGGAATCGTGTCCCCTATTTCCGCTTCCGCCCACTCGTAGAGTCGGTGGACGGCTTCCCGAAAAAACGCGCATCACGCGAGGCGTGGCGGTCGATCATGTCCCGAAGCTGGGGAGCTTCGCGGAGCAAGGTCTTCACGTTCTCCTCGGTGAATTCTTCCGGCAGGTTCCAGCCGGCCACCAAGGTCGCGCACAGCGCCACATGGCGCTCGGTGCTGTTTACGGGCTGCCCCTTGGCGACCGCCTCCATGTCCTCGCGCCATGCGTCTTGCTTGGCCTGCTGGAAGGCGTCAGACCATTGGGAGCGGATAACCAGGTGGTATTCGGTCTTGGTGCCGTCCGGATGCGACAGGGGCACTTCCGTGCCCTCATTGGCTTTCTCGCGGGTGAAGAACGCTTTCATGCTCATTACGCAGCACCCCGCAGGATCACGATCTGGCTTTCCTCGGTGGCGTCATACAGGGCCTGGAAGTCCATGCTTACGGTGACCTCGCCCTCGCCGCTCACGTCCGGCTGGCCGGAGTTGTACTTCACGCGCGGCAGGCTGAACGTGTAGGCGTTCGTGCCGTCGCTCAGGGTGAACTCCAGGTTGGATTCGGTCTCGTTCAGGAACTTCTCGTAGAGCGCCACGCTGTCGAAGAAGGTGGTGATCGAGCCGGTCAGGTTGGAGCGGGCGATACTCACGCAGGCCGCGCTGTCGGACCCCACCACGAACAGCGGCGACAGGCCATTCTCCAGGGTCAGGGACAGCTCGGTGACGGTCGCAATGGCGGAGCCGCCCTCGCTGACCTGGCCGGAGAACGAATCAAACGGGCTGGTGGTGCTCGCGTTCTCGTAGGTGGCGCCAGCAATCGCGGTCTGGGCCGGCGCATCCATGGAGCGGCCCACCAATCCGAACGAGCTGGTGATGATGGCGTTGGTGGAGACCGTCAGATTCCAGGTGTTGAACTCGCAGCCCAGGTAGCGCAGGTACTGGCCGATGTCCGCGAAGTGGCGCTCGATGGTGAACGGCCGGCGCACCACGCCCGCTTTCAGCGTGTCGGTGCCGGCGGACGGCGTGTCCGCTTCCCAGGTGCCACACAGAACGGCCTCCAGCATCGGGCCGAACGCACCGCCGTAGCTCAGCTCGGTGGAGATGTCGCCGCCGACCTGCTTGTTGCCGTGACGCATGTCGGCGATCTGCCGGTCGGCGCGCAGCTCGTTACTTTGCAGGGCCTCTTTCGTCAGGGCCAGCGTGGTGCCGGTCTGGCGAATCGGGGTGAAATCGGGGGTTGCCGGGGTGGTGCCGGCTTCGGTTTCGGCCACCAGGGCCATAGAGTGGCGTGAGCCGTTTGCAGGGCAGCCCATAACGAACCTCCGTCAGATACAAAAAAGCCCGCGCGAGGCGGGCCGATAGGAAAGGGGTTGGGTTACGCCCGGGAGACCCAGGCGCTGTAGAAAATCGTCATCGTGGTTCGGGACCAGTTCTCGACCCGCCGAGGCTGCTCGTAGCCGCAGGAGCGAATCAGGACCTCGAGCGGCTCCCACACCAGGAACTCCTGAGCCCGGAAATCGGCGACCAGGGTCTCGGACAGGGCCGGGGCGTCGAAGTGCTCTCCCGCCTTGTACCGCCGGGCGATCTGGTCAGCCAGAGTAATGGCCGGGATGTCGCCCTTGTTGAGCGGGTGATTCAGGTCGATCTGCAGAAACCCGTCGTGCTGGTCCTGGCCCTGATCCCCGAGCGTGGCAACGCCGGGCTGGCTCGGGACGACGAACAGGGCTGCCCATGGGTCCGTACCCGGGGTGAAATCCTTGTTCGGGAACGCCGTGGCCAGTCCGTAATCGCCATCCAGCCAGCTCAGGACCAGCGCATTGCGAATGTCGAGGAATCTCATACGCGGTTCTTCCTGGCGGCCTCGTCGGCGATCTGGTTAAAGCGGGCCACAGTCCGGCGGACCATGCCCTGGGGCGCCTGCTTGGACCAGCCGTCAAACTCCAGGCGATGCGCATACGGCAGGTTGTTGGCCATGAACGTCACGCCGCCGCCCTTGAGGGCGGCCACCACCTCGTTCATTTCGTTGACGGCCTGTTGCTTCTCGATCTCCCGGGCCAGCTCGCCGTCGGTCGGCGCGCCCTGGGAAATCTGCCAGTTGCCGACAAATCGACCGGTGCGGCGAGGCGACAGATTGATCACCTCCGCGAATACCTGGATTTCCACCGCCCGGGCGGTCTTTTCCAGGGACCGGCTGGCCATGCGGCTGAACTTCTGAACGTCCGCCGCGAAGCTCATGCGTCCCTCAGCTGGACGGTCCAGGCGACCGAGGCCGGGTCCTGCCACGTATTCATCACGCGCTTGCCGTCGATGTCGTCGCCGATCTTTGGATCAGTGCCGATCTCGCTTTGCAGCACGGTCAGCTTCTCGTCGGTGGCCAGGATGTGCTCGTTGTCCACCTGCTCGGTCTTGAAGCCCCCGAATACGCCCCGACCCTGGAAGGTCTCGGTGGTCTGGGTCTCCTCGCCGGTCAGCGGGTCGTAATCGGTGCCGGTCACCCGCGTGAGGGTGAAGCTGCGCACCGCATCGGCCAGGGCGCCGTCGAACGCCGCGGCGATGCCGGTTTGAACGTCAGCACGAAGACCCATCAAGCTCTCCGCACCGGGAATGTGGACCCGCCGCCGACCGGGAAGTACGGCCGGAGCAGGTCAAAGACAAAGGACAGGTTGCCCGAGCGAGCCCGGGCGCCGTCCTGGTACTCCGTTTCCGATTCCACCGTGTCCGCCTTCACTCGGGTGCGCTTGATGTCGCCCTGAGTGTCGGCGTACAGGTTGCCGGCGGCCGCCTCTTGCGCCAGGTAAGCCCCGGCGGTCTTGATGGCGCCCTCTACCGGGTCACCCGCCACCACGGAGCGGGCCGTCATCCAGGCATTGGCCTGGAGCACAGCGGCGGTTTTCTCTCCCTCCTCCGCCCAGTCCGAGCCCAGGATGTCGTCCACGTCAGTGGTGGCGATGTAGTCGGTCATGGTTATTCGGCCTTCGCGCCAGTCTTGGGCTGAGCCTTCGCGCCGGTCTTGGCGCGCTTGGCTGAACGCTCGCGCTCACGGCGGGCCTTCTCCAGCTTGGCGATGTCTTGCGCGCTTAGGAGTTGCCCAGGAACGAACCCGTCCTGGTTCAGCTTCGGCTTTTGCTCGGTTTCGGTTTCGGTTTTCTCGGTCATTTCAGCACCTATAGGTTGAACCGAAGAAAAAGCCGCCCGAAGGCGGCCCGCTCAGTTGTGGACGAAGAAGGCCAGAGCGACATTCTCGCGCTCGTATTGGCGCTCCCAGTTGGTTGCAGCCTGGTACTCGGCCACGGTCGGGGATTGGCCGGCCACGCTGTTGCTGGTGAACTTGTAGCCTTCCGGGTGGATCAGCCACTCCTTGCGCTCGACCAAGGTCTCGACACCCGCGCCGTTACCGGCCAGCTCGTCCATCTCCACGGCCACCGGGTACTTCGGAGAGCCTGAGCCGTAGCCGAACACGCCCGGGCCGTACAGCACGGTCACGTAGCGGCTGCCGGAGGTGGTACCGGCGATCACGGGCAGCTTCTTGTCCACCACCACGCGTTTGCCGTTGTAGAACGGGATCATCAGGCCGGTTTCCGAGTCCTGGATGTACTCGATGTTGTTTTCCTTGCGCATGCGCGCCAGGGTCTTCGGATGCACGCCGATCAGGGTGAGCGCATCGTCGGATTCGCCCATGGTTGCCACCGCGTCGACGAAGCCGGCGTAGTTGAACCGGTCGGCGTCGGTTACGGCGGAGTCATCCTCTTCGGAGATGTCGAAGATCATGTCGCCGGAGCCGCCCTCGTTATCGAGGAAGATGCCCAGGGTCGCGCCTTGAATCCGGGCAGCGAATCGCTGATCCCAGTAGGCGCTGGTGCGGCTGGCAATCTGGCGCATCGGGTCTTCAGATCCAATGAGACTGGACACCAAGTTGGCGGACTGCCAGGCGTTGTTGAGGAACAGCTTGCGGGCGGTCATCAGACCGGTGCCGATCTTCTCCGGGGTCGCGTAGTCGGCCGGGTCGTCGTTGCTGAGGTTTTCGTTATCAGCGTTCAGATCCTTCCAGTACGGGATGGAGGTGATCTCACCTTCACCACCGGCGCGGGCGTTAAGCTGCTCATTGGTGACCGCCACGCCAGACGCGATGTAGGCGTTCCGGTCAGTGCGATCTTCTTGCAGATAGGACAGGTATACGTCTTCGTCGAACTGGACGTCAGACAGGCGGACAGTAGCCATTTTAAATTACCTCGTTATTTCGAGCGCAGAGCTTCGCGGAACCCCTCGGGGTCTTCCTGCTTCCACTCCAGTCGCTCCTTGTCGGTCATTTCGGAGAGTTTCTTTCTGGCAGCCCCGCCGCCTTTCCCGCCGGGAGCCCCGCCCCCTGACGCTTTGCTGCCGTCCACAAGGAACGGGTATTGCTCGGTCAGATACTTACCCAACTGCTTGGCGTCCCACGCCTCGCCGTCCGGGCCGTTGATCTTTACCCCTTCCGGGGTGTGGGCAATGAACTGCATCGCCTCTTTCTTCAGCAGGCCATAGCGCTGCACGCCACCAGTTGCCTCTTTGTCGATGAGGCCGGCCACAATGCCCTCAGCAGTGGCGGTGCGCTCGCTGTTGGCGACCTTGTCGCGCAACTCGGCCAGCTCTTTGTCGAGCTTTTCGGCTCGCTCGCGCTCCGTCTTGGAGAGCTGCTCCCATTCCTGCTGCTTCTCGAGGCGTTCCCGCTCGCGCTTCTCCGCCTCGCTCTCGAATTCCTGAAGCTTGCGCTTCGCCTCGGCCCGCTCTTCGCGCTCCTTGCGCAGGGCCTCTTTGAGTTCGTCGGCAGGGTCGATGCCTTCCACCTGGAGGCGGTAGCCGTCGCCGTGCTCGCTGTACAAGGCCTGCTGAGCCTCTTCCAGCGCCTCGAACTCTTCCTTGGTGATCTCGAATTTCAGTGCCATGTCTGCAAACCCCGTTTGCTGGTTTCGCCTGCCCCGCAGGCATAAAAAAGCCCCGGCGGATGCCAGGGCTCGTGGTGATTAGTCTTGCGTTAGAGCAATAGCGTTCTGGTATCGCCCTTGCGCATATTATCCGCCGCCCATATCGGGCGAAGGTTGGTCAGGCAGTTAATGACGGCCGGATCGGTTTCGCCGTTACGGATATGCTCAGCGACGGGGATGATGTGATCAATATGCCATTCCCCATAGTTGCCCCAGCTCATACCCTTGGTGAACTGCTTTTCCAAGTGCTCTTTGAGATCGCTGGGCGTGTATCCGAGAATTTCGAATGTTTTTCGGCCACCCTTCCCATCACCCAGCGCTTCAAGCGTACGGCGGAGGTAATCCCTTGCAGCCCATCCCACTCTGAATGCCGGATCGGCGCGATATTTGTCACGCCACCACCTATTGCCATATTCATTATGGCGATCTCTGTTCGCCTCATACCACGCCCTGCTGGATTGGCGGCGCGCATCCCGGTTCCGCCAATGATAATCGCGCGACTTCTCTCTAAGAAGCTCCCTATTGTTTTCCCTGTACAGGGCAGTCTTCCTGCGGATTTCCTCGCGATTCTTTTGGTAGTACTTCCGCCTGTACTCTCGGCGCCTCTCACCGTAGCGCTTAGCGTTGCGCCTAGACCTAGCTCTACAGCACTCGACGCAATCCTTGTTGTTTGTGCGGCGGGGCGCAACGTGACCATTGGTGCACGGCTTCCCTGTGAAATACTGCTTCAAACCTTGGGCGCGAGCCTCAGCCCTGGAGATGATTTGCATAACGTCGTCACCGTTATCGTCATGGTGGGGTGCGGCAGGGAGTGACGTGCTCCTTTTCGCCCCGTCGGGCTAGCCGCACCTGCCAAGTATATCACCTACTCCATCGTTAGGTCATATCTGGCGCGCAGCTCATCAAGGGATAATGATCTTCCGAGGTCGTCGGTGAACTGCTCAATTTTCAGCTCTCCAGATCGAAACAGCTTTGCTCGCTCCACTCCGAGAACATCATTTTGGAACTCAACGCTCTGCTCTCTCAGGAACCCACCGTACGTCAGCTTGTTACTCCTAGGGCCAAACTGCGTGGCGCGTTCGCCCAAGCCGCCGAGCCGGTATTCCTCCTTCACCACCGGCACCCGGATACTCCGACACCGGTAATGGAGTGGCGGACGCGGCCCCTGGCCCAGCGGATGCAGGGTGCGGTCCAGGCCGGCGCAGGTGATCGTTGTGTGGCTGTCCAGGGTGGCCATGAAGCGCTCACCCTCGAGAATGTCCGCGTTCGCCCGGTACACCTCATCGCGGGCCGTGGCGCCGATGTGGTTGGTGGCCGTGCGGATCACCGCCTCGGCCTGCTGTCGGGAACGGGTGCGGACCAGCTGCGACACCTCGCGGGCCATCGCATCCGTCGTCTTGCCCTTCAGCACGCCAGCCTGAACAACCCGCATGCTGTCGCGGCCCACGCCCTGGGCGAAGTCGTCAAAGGCTTGGCGGATGGTGAGACGCTTTTGGGTTTTGCCGCTGAGCAGCGTCATCTTGCTGCGGGTCGTGATCGCCCGGATCTGCTCAGGCGTGAAGCCCTGGCGAATCTCTACCGTGGCGCCGGACGCCAGCAGCTTGGCGGCGAAGCCGGCTTCCTGCTCGGCGAAATCCTGCAGCTCCAAGGCGCCCTGAATGCCGGTCGTGGCGTGGACGATGATTTCGCGCAGGTCACGTTCCAGGGCCACCATGCGGCCCGCCTGGAACTCTGTGGCGGTAGCGGCGGCAATCCTGGCCCGCAAGTCCCGGGCAAGCTGTCGCAGAATTGGCAGCGCCCGCTTAACCTGGCCGCCGGCATACTGCTGGATGTAAATCTGGTGCCGGATCAGAGCCTCGAGAAGCTTGCCGTGCGAGGTCAAAGCTCAGTGCCCCCGGTTTGGACCTCCGCGTCGATTTCCTCATCGGTGCGGTCGGGATCGATGCCGCCGGTCTTGCGGCGCCAGGCACGGTAATCCGCCTTGGCGATCAGCCCCCGGTCCACTTCCTGGATGCGCGCCATGACCATTTGGGGGTCGGCGCCCTGCTCGTAGAATTCCTGGTTGAGCCGGAACGTGATGTCGTCGAACACATCCGCGCTGGTCATGAACAGGGCCGCCCATTCCAGGCAGTTTTCCAATCCGTCGCTCACATTGTCCGCCAGAGTGGAGAGGTTGGCATTCTCGGCGCCCGTCCGCGCCTTCACGGCCTCTTCCCGCTCGTTGCCGCCGCGCTGCTCAATGAGCTTGGCGCCGATGGCGAGCATCTGGGCCTCTTTCTGCTCCATCAGCTTGAGGGGCAGATTCCGCTCCTCAGCCTGGACCAGCTCGACCTTGCCGCCCTTCGTCTGGATGCCGCGCCGCGCCCCGACGGTCACCCCGTTGGGGTTGAGATCTTTCCATTCCTGGGTGCTGGTTTCGCCCACATCCACATGGAACATCGGCTGGCCAACGATGAACGACGCCTCCTCCAAATCCGCGCTGTTGCGGTAATGGCCGATATTCACGTCCGCGATGTCGAGCAGCAGAGGATTGTCGGGGTGTTCGTCGTTGTTGCCGGCGCCGATGAACTGGAACGGAATGAACGGCCAGCGCTCACCGTTCGCCATGCGGGGCTCAGAGCGCGCCACTTCTTCGTTGTGCCGGAAAACCCGCTGAACGTAGTAACCCTGATCATCCAGGCTCAGGACGCGGTACTGCTTCTCGCGACTGACCTGGAACTCATCGACCCGCACATCGTAGTGCTCCAGCAGGACGACCAGGGCCAGCTGTTCGCCATCGCGGCGCCAGTTGGTAATGGTGGGCCAGGGATAGGCCCTCAGCGTGGCCTGGAGCCCTTGCGCCTGCTCCTGGGTCAAGCCGTCCTCGGCTTCCGGATAGTCCACCAGCACGCCATGAATGCCGTTTACTGCCGTGTCCGAGACCGCGCCCCGGGCGAACTGCGTCAGACTCATGCCCGAGCCGTCCGCGTCGTCGCGCATGTACTCGATCACCGTCGGCAGCTCGGCCTCGGGCTTCTTGCGGAACACCGCGCCTAGCATGCCGTCGTGCGTGCGTTTCGTGACGCCAAGCCACAGCGCCCGCATCTTGTAGTTGGCGTACCGGTCCGGATCGTCTGGATCAGGGTTCGGCAGATACTCGGTGCCGCGCCGCTTGATGGCGTCAGAGCCCTCAACCGCATCCCGGACACGTCGCGCTTTCTTCTCATGGCGCTCGTAGTCAGGGTGGAGCGTTTCAACGGGCATTCTGTTACCTCATGAACTTGATGGGGCCGATGCTGGCCGGCCTGATCACCGGGTATTCGTAGTGGATGAAGTAGCCGCCGGCGTCCGGGAAGTGGTCCAGGCCTTGTTTCTTGTCCGGTTCGCCGTGCTGGTTGTAGGCCTGCTGCTCCAAGCACTTCACGTACCCAGGACAGCGATCCACGTTGACTCTGTAGTCGCCCTGGAACGCCGCGTTCATCGCGTTGATCCGGTCCTTGACTGGCGGGTTCTGCTTGGGCGCGTGGATTGTGAAGCCGGCCTCTCGAAGGATGGCCAGATCGGTCTTGCTGGCGTCCACGCTGCGCCGCCCACCCCCGGAGGCATCCGGGTAAACGTGGATGGCATGGCCCTGGTAGCGGTCCTTGATGAGCCGCACCATGTCCGGCGTGTCGTAGCCGTTGGCGATCTCGCCCACCGCTATCGGCCTGCCTTGGCGTTTCACATGGATCACGGCGGACATCTGGCCGACGTTGAAGTCCATGCCTACGAACAGCGGCTCGCCCGCTTCTTCCGTTTCATGCGTGCAGCAGCGTTTCCGGTCGAACTGGATGTACACCGTGCCGGTCGTCAGGTTGACGAACTCGCCCTCGATGTAGGCGTCCAGCAGGTGCGACGGGTAGATGTCGCGCAGGCTGTCGATGTAGCCGTCCGGCAGATGCGGATTGCTGTACGACGGCGCTTTGATGATCTCGTACCCCGGCGGCCGCTTTTCGTGCCACGTCTCGTAGACGAAGCGAAAGCCCTCCGGGGTAGTGGCCACGCCGACGGTGTTGGGCGAGCCGTCCGCCTTTCTCTGCCGGTTCCGGGACAGCACCCGACGCCAAACCTCGGCGGCGTCGTCTCGTTTCAGGGTGTCCAGTTCGTCCACGTCCGAATCGCCGACCTCGAAACCGATGATTCTCTGGGGCGTATCCATGCTCCTGAAGATGATCCGACCGTAGCCGTCGATCTCCAGGACGTTGTGCGGGTGTTTCGTGAGCCGGTACGGCACCTTCAGGTCTGACAGCAGCTCCTCGAAGCGCGGCCAGGCAATCATCCGGATCAGGTCGTAGGTCGGCTCGTAGAAGGCGCGGTCCGACTCCGGATGGGCCAGCTTGCCCAGTAGGGAGCGGACGATCAGCGCCTCGGTCTTGCCCGCCCCGAAGCCGGCGACGATGGCCGGGTATTGGGCCTCGCTGAATATGAACCGGTCCTGAGGAACGGTCGGGTTAATTTCCATCTGGGCGATTCACAACAACGGTTACCGCCGCGTTCTGATGCTCAAGAACCTGCTTATCGAGCCCAAGAATGCGGGCTTTGCCCATGGTGGCGCCAACAGCGGCGGCGGCCTGGGGCTTCTCGCTGGTCATGGCGGCAACTCGCGCCTCCTCCAGCTCCCGGAGCAGGTCGTCCACGGTTACATTGTGGCGCTTCCTGTGCTCCGCCTTCAGCTCTTCAACCCTTGCCCTGACCTTGACATCCTTGAGCAGGCGACTTGCGTGCTCCCAGACGCTCTTGTCGCTCATGTTCTTTGTGCTGAACGCCTCGCGGTAAGCGGCCGCCCCGCAATCAAGCTCAACATAGGCTTGGGCAAATTTCTCTCTCTTCGGAGTCAGCACCGCTGAGTCCTCCTATCCTGGGCCCCGCCCAGTTACTCGTTGCCGGGCACCGCCCGGGTCGCTTTAGTCTCCCACCTCAACCGGCGGGTTCTTCTCGATGATCATGGCGTCGATCTTGGGGATCAGGTCCACGACCAGATTCAGCACGACCAGCAAGGTGCCAATAACCCCGAACGCCCACATGGCGCCTTTGAACAGGGAGCCGATCTTGCCAATGGCCTGGCCCATCTTGCTGAATCCTTCGGCCTGGTCCTGGCGCAGCAGTGAGACCTCGCCGCGCAGGATCTCCACGCCTTCTTTGGCCTCGGCGGCGCTACGCTCAGCCAGCGCCATCCGCTCGCCCAGCCGCTCGCCTTCGAGCATCTTCAGCCGGTGGTCGTGGAGTGCATGGCCGCGTTCCAGCTCATTCACCCTCAGAGGGAAGCTGTCCATTTCGTTGGGCGCCTCATGTGTCATCCCCAAAATCCTTAATGCCGGCGGCAGTCGGCGGCATATTCCAAATCGGTTACATAATGCAGCAGGTCGCGCATGTCCTCGCGGGACACCGCGTACCCGTCAGTCGTCGTTTCGATGCTCAGCTTCGGGCTGATCGGGCACATCGGCACCTTCTCGGTCCGAGTCATGCAGCCAGCCGAGATCACGCAGAGCAGCATTAGTGTCGCTATCGATCTGCTCATGCTGCTCCTGCCGCTGCTGGTCGCGTTTGCGCTCCCGCCATTGCTGCCAGGACTCGATCAGCAGAGCGAGCACCTGGGCGAGCGGGAGAAGCCATCTCATTGCTTGTTCTTGGCGTTCTTCACGTTGAGCGCCAGCTTGTCGACGATGCCGCGAATCACTTTCAGCACAGCGTCGTCTTTCGGGGTCGGGGTCAGGGCGGCAATGGCGGACGCCGCAGCAATCACGGTGGTGATCACGGCGAGGATGCCTTCCCAGTTGTTGGCGATGAAATCGATCATGTCAGTAGCTCCAGATCCAGGGCCGTGGCCGGCCGGTGTCGTTGGGCAGATCGTCGAGATGCAAAAACCGGCTGCCGCCCTTCTGATTGACGCCGAAGCCGGTGAATCCGAGGGCCAGCGCCAACTCGATAACCTTCAGGGCATCGCCACCCCGAACAGCTATGTCCGCCGCCCGGCCGGTGGCATGGGCACCAGGCGAGTCCTTGCGGGCCTCAATGGGGTGCGACGGGGCGCGGTAGCCGCTGGTGATGATCATCGGCTTGCCGTACTGCGTGCGCAGCGATTGCAGGCGGTCCATGAACGCAGGTTCCATGCCGTCCTTGCCCGTGTGCGAGCACCGGAACTCCCCGGCGGAGAAGTTCGGCCAGCGGCTCCAGTGCATCGCACACCTCACACAAAACGCCCTGGCGACCGGGTGACTCCCAGTCCGCAGGGCAGAAATAAAAAAGCCCGGACGTGGCTAGTCGCCGGGCATGGAATCCACCAGGCCGGTGGTTGGGGTCCAGAACGGAAAAAGCCCCAGCGCGGGGCTGAGGCTTAGGTTACTTGTCGTCAAAAACGTCTGTGCCAAGCATCATTTCAAAGCGCTTGGCTCTAGCCGCCTTCTCAAACTTTCTTGCAGAAACAATGAGGCGCTGCAGGGCGGCAGCCGGCTTAAACCATTCCCCGCGAATTCTGTGATTGGCGAACCTTTTGTGCAGCTGCCGCTCCACCTTGGGTTCACCAATCATGGCGGTTTCGAGGGTCAGTTCGTCTGCACTTCCGGTCTGAAGCCCCATGAGGCGATCAACAGGGTCTTTTGCTTGGCCGATCTTTATCGGGCCATCTTCTCCGGATCGAATGAAGTAGATCCAGACCTTGCCGTCAGGCGGCGCCGGGAATCTAGCAAGCGCCCGGTCTAGAACTTTTTCGCGGCACTCGAAGCAATAACGGACAGATGGATGGGCGACATTCCCGCACCCCTCATGTCCACAAAGAAGGGATGGCTGAGCGCATTTCTGCATCTTTCACCTTTCTACCGATCCTGGTTCGAACTGTCAATAAGAACAGAGGAATTTTGTTCAGCACTGTTCATTTGTCGCCTATCGCCGCATCAATAAACGACAGGCCGCACTTGCGAAGCATCGAAACAGTGCTCCTGGCAACCCGGCAGCGCCGGCTGATCATCGGGATGTCCCATTCGTGGAAGTAATAAAGCTGCAAAACCATGGCCTCATCCGGTCGGGCGCTTTCCAGGCGGCGCCAGGCCCCGTCAATGGCAAGCGCTTGGTCGTCACTGATTAGGGCCTCCCTGACAGTGGATTCACCCTCAACAGCCATGGCGAGGGCCATCATTGACTTGCACCCGCCTGGAACGCCGCTTCCGGTGCGGGCCCATATGCAGAACTGCTCCACTAGCAGCTCTGTTTTTGCCAAGTTCTCGTCTTTGCCTGCCGTGGCCCTGGCTTCCTGGAATGCTTCTGCGTACTGATCCGCTGCTTGCATATCACCGCCCTCTCGCCTCGAAAATGCCCTGACAGTCCACACAGCGGGTTATCCCGCCCAGGGCCCGCCGCCGTTCTGGTATTTCGTCGTCGCAGTCCGCACAGTGCGTCTCGGATTCGCTCTCGAACTGTCGCCGGAGGGCCGCGATCACCTCCTCATTGGCCGCCTCCCGCTCCTCAATCAGCTCGCTTGCCAAGTCTGCCGCGTTAGCCATTTACCTCTCCCAAATACCCTGTAATCGTGTCGATAGCCGCCTGGGCACCCTTGCACAGCGCTGTCATGTAGCCCTGCTCCGCCAGCCATTCCAGCCATTCGATTTGCTCCGGGCTGGTGGTGCTGCCCTTCTGCCGCTTCATTTCGATGGCCAGCCCGTGGAAGCCATGCGCCGGCACGGGCAGGAACAGGTCGGGAAATCCCGGACGCAACCCCTCGGCCTTCATTCGCGTCATCTTCATCGCCCGCTGCTTACCGCTGCCGGCCAGGTGCGCCCCGTTGGGCACCGCTATCAGTCGCCCTTTCAGGCTTCGGTGGCTCAGGTCGAACCAGCGCACCACCGTGATCTGCTCTTGGCTCTCGCTGGGCAACAGGGGCTTCAGCGCCAAAGCTGACGGACCCACTTGGCGATCCTGCGGAGATCCCATACTTCGACGCCCGAGCCCTTATGAACCCATAACGTCCAGTATTTCCATCCTTTGCCCAGACTGAACGAGACCCCGTACTCCCCCTCGCTCAAGCCGCGAAAAATATTAGGAATCGGAATCTGAAGCCATTTGAAATACGGCCCGCCAAATCGCGGCTGAAGCTCAAAAACCAGACTTTCTTCGCACTTAATGACGCCAATCATGGCGATCTCCTCTAACGGTGGTAGTCCTCAATCGCGGCCAGCACCTCCGCCGAACAGGGCAGCTCGCCCCTCTGGCGCTGGTAGTGCGCCACCAGGCCGGCAAAGATCAGCTTCTCCATGCCCCGCCGGCCGATGTCCCGGGGTGAGCCGTAATACTCGGTGACGAACTGGGCGGTGTTTTTGTCGATGCTCGCTTCGTGCCGGTGGTGGCGCGGGCAGAGTGGGATCACGAAATCCTGGCCGATCCAGATTTTTCGGTGCTTGCCGGTGGACCCGACGCAGTGGTGGATCTCCGCCGGCATGCCGCAGCAGGCGCAGCCTTGGTCGCGGAGCCATTGATGCCACCGGCGCTGGGCTGCTGTGGGTGCTTTGCCGCCTTGCATTAGGCCACCTCCGTTTCGGTCTTGATGATCTCGTCCACCTCGGCGAGGTTCCGCCCGATCCAGGCCATAACAGGGACGGCCATGCTGTTGCCGATGGCTTTGTAGCGCGGGCCATCGGCTGCGGGTTTGCCGCGGTAGGTGACTGCGGTGTGCCCGTCCGGCATGCCCTGCAGTCGTTCGCACTCGGCCGGCATGAGGCGGCGCACCGCCAAACCAGTGATTGCCGGCGGGTGCCCCTGAGCTGCAAGCGGGCGGCATGGGTCGCCCGGTCGAGGACGGCTGCCGTTGGCCTTGCTGGTGATCTGGGTGGTGTCGAAGGCGACCACGCTGGCTGATGGGTCGGTGGCCGTGGTCAGTGCGGCGGCCTTATCGCCCTCTTCGTAAGCGGCGCCATCACCGGCGATCCGGTACCCGATAGTCGGCACACCGCGCCCGGCCCCATCCTCCGAGCCGTCGAAGCCGTTGGCCTTCAGGGTATGCGCGATGTCGCCGGAAACTGACTCGACGCGGACGATCTGCGGGTCCTTGTAATCTGTTGCAGTCAGCGGGTTGGCGATGTCGGCCTCAGCCGCGCGACCATGCGGCGCGAGGCCACGCTTCACGTCGAAGGCCTTCGCCTGCACCAGGAAAGTTTCGCTCTCGAAATCCAGGCGGCCGTGCGGACCGGCACAAGCGTTGAGCGCGTGACCGGTATCGACCGGGCCGGACTGGCGGTTCTGGCCGAAGGCGATCGGGACCGCGACTACAGGGTTCTGTCCTCGGGATTCCCCTGTTCGCTCAACCCCTCGACCTGAGCTAGTAAGGCACGGCGCAGTAGCGCGGGTAACGTCTTCCCTCTTTTCTCGGCTCGGCGGAGGATTCCCCAACAGGCTGTCGGGCTCAAAAAGTACCGCTGCGGCAGCGGCCCAGCCTGCAAGACTTCCGACAACGAACACACGGCGGCGTCGCTGGGCCACTCCGAAGTACTGAGCGTCAAGGATTCGGTAGGACCACCCATACCCGAGTTTGCCCAGCGCCCCGAGGAAGGCTCCAAAATCCCGTCCTCCGTTGCTGGACAAGACGCCGGGGACGTTCTCCCAGACCAGCCAGCGGGGGCGAAACTGGTCAGCAATGGCAAGATAGGTAAGGGCGAGGTTGCCACGCGGGTCTTCCAGTCCCTTGCGGAGTCCCGCAACGCTGAACGATTGGCAGGGAGTGCCTCCGACAAGAACGTCAATTGGTCCGGCATCAGCCCACTCCTTGTAATTGGTCATATCGCCCAGATTGGGCACTTTGGGCCAGCGTTCGGCCAGGACGGCGGAGGGGAACGGCTCAATCTCGCTGAACCACTGCGGTCGCCAACCCATTGGCTCCCAGGCCAGGCTTGCGGCCTCGACACCACTGCATACGCTTCCGTATCTCACGCGCATTCCCCCATTTCCCGCATGATCTGCTGGTATTCGCTGTCCTCGGGCTTGGGCAGGTAGCACCCGTGGTCCACGCACCAGTTGTCGATCTGGGTCATGTAGTCGGTCATTTCGCCCTTATCCAGCTCGGTGGTGCTGCGCAGCTTGGTGATTTCGGTCTTGCCCACGGTCTTGGTTTCGTGACCCAGGAACTTGTGGCGCATCAGGTCGTGGGCATCGTCCTTGGTGAGCCGGTGGCCGCGCTCGGTGAAGTGGCTGGCCATCACGGTGAGCCACTGCCAGTACAGCGCGTTCTGCGAAAGCGTGCGGCTCGCCTTGGTGATCTTGACCCGCACCGGGAAATCCCGGCGCAGGAGCTCGGTCATCAGGTCGCCAAGCTGCTCCTTGGCAAACAGGGTGATCGTGTCAGCCATGCACCACCTCCAGAATCTCCATGCCATGCGCCCGGTGTTTCGCCATAACGGTCATGCCCTGCTCGCCGTTGACGATGGCCTGGGGCCAGCCGGTCATTTCGGCTTGGAATTGGGCTTCTTCCAGGGCGGCTTGAGGGTCGGTGAATGGGGTCATGCGGCCTCCTTGAGATAGATTCCCAGGCCACTTTCGCGAAGCACCTGCCCATTACTCTCGCCATAAGCGACCAGGCATATCGTGCAACCGCTATTGGCCTTTGCCTCGACGCCCTGCTGATCGCAGAAATGCGGACGGCGACTGAGCATCAGCAGACCATCGGCAGCGCCGAACACGTAACGCCTGAAAGCTTCGGTTTCACACGCCGCAGGAATCAGCATTATTCCGTTCCCGTGCTCCGCCATGCGCCGCATCCACGTCCCGCGCTGGTAACGATTAAATGGCGGGTTAAGCCAGACACGACCGAACCAAGACTGGGCCAACCCATCCAGCACCTCGGTGTAGTGATGATCTGCAGTCGGCCATGGCTGATCGATCGACGCAGCCGGGTCGAGATCGAAGCGACCCAGTGGCTCCAGGAGCCATCGCGGGGTCAGCCAGACATCCGTTTTTCCGATCGCTGATTGGTGGGCCTTCACGCCGCAGCCCTCCCATCAGGGACCGGCAGGGAAACCATGTGCACGTTCCGCCCCGTCACCGGGCACGGCGTCAGATCCTCGGATTCCACCAGCCGGTGAGCGAGGACCAGCGAGTTGGTGCGCGCCGCCACGGTGGACGTTTCCAGGCCGGTGATGGTGGCGATCTGCCGGCGGCTCACCCATCCGTCGGCGTCCTGGCCGGTGCGGATCAGCAGGGCGACTCCGGCAAGCACCTGCTTCTGCTGCCGGCCCAGGTCGGCGGTTGTGATGGCGTCGTAGGCCATGAGGCTGGATTCGCGGACGGAGGTTTTCATTGGCGGGCCTCCACTTGGCAGCTGATGGTCATGCCGCCGATGCGCGAGGCGCCCATGAGGCGACAGTCTTTCTGTGTTGCCGCGATTGTCAGCATGTGGCCCAAAAGCAAGCCAAGCGCAAACCCGAGGGCCACAATCAAAACCCACCCGTTATCGTGTTTCATCTACGCCACCTCGCTCTTGCTGGTCAGTCGGCCCGCCACGCCATCCAGCGCGTCGGATAGCCGGTTGATGCCGGGTTGCGCCTCGGCGCCCTGCTTCATCACCGCGAGGCACCGTTGCGGATTGCCAATCAGGCGCGGCTCCGGCACGAATTCCTGGTGCTCCCCGGCGTTCGTCGCCTCGCTCATGCCCAGCAGCTTCGACGGGTGCCGCTCCGGCGGGCGGGAGATATACGCCTGGTACCGCTTCTTGAACTCGTTGCCCTTGAACGGCAGGTCGCGGTCGGTCACGTCGCACAGCTTGATCCAGCCGCCCATTTCCTCGATGGCGGCCATGGCGCGCGGATCGTCGAACACCACGGTCTGGTACGGGCCGACGCGGCGAATGGCGTCCTCGACCTTGGCCCAAGCGGACAGCGCCCGGGTATCGCCGTCGCCCTCGATGTGGCGCACGATGTCGGCAGGCTTGGGCACGAAGTCGCCGTGCTGGGTATCGTTGACGTGGGCTGTCAGCGCCTGCTTGATCGCCTCCAGGTCGAACCGCTTGAGTGCGTTAAACATCAGGTCCAGGGCGCCATCGGATGGCGGCTTGCCGTACACCTCGCAGACCTGGGTCCACAGCGTCACAAACTCGGGGTAGTCGTTCGCGTTCATTGGATAATCCCTCGCTCTCTCGCCATGCGCTGGCCGCGCTCATGGGGGGTTTCCTGCCGTTGTCCGGGGCCGCCACCAGGGGGCGGAGGCGCCCAGTCATCCAGGTAGTGCTCGCTGGGGCCAAAGAACGTGGCGCCCTGCTTCACGAACTCCGTGCCGGTCTTACCGGTTATCCGGCAGAACGCGGCGTAGCGCTGGACACCGGCCAGGATGTCATCAGGATCGGCCCCGGCTTTGACTCGGGCCTCCCAGGCTTTACGGGCGTCACGCTTCGAGTTGCCGCCGGCGCGTTTCGGGTAGTCCGACCAGGCTTGCTCGAAACTTTCATCCAGTTTGCGTTTGCGATTTTCGTCAGCGTCGTCCGCCGGAGGCGTCCCATTCCCTGTTCCATTCCCTGTTCCCTGTTCCCTGTTCCCTTCCGGGTGTGAACCCTCACTGCCCCCTCCGTGAGTACTCCGTGAGCCATCCCAAGTGATTGAAAGTTTTGCGATTTTCGAATCGCTCGGGCGGTTGATGCGTTGGTGCTTGGCGAAGTTGCGGATGCAGCCGTATTTCTTGCCGTCTGAGCCCTCACCGATGTCCAAATATCCAACGATTGAGAGGTGTTTGAGGCATTCGTGAACACTCACTGAGTCCTCACGGAGTGGCCGGCAGGCCGCTTCCACCAACTTAGGGTTGGCGTTGAAGTAGCCTTCGTCGTCCGCATAATTCAGCAATGCGGCGGCGAGCATGTGCGCCTCAATAGGCAGCGCCGAAAGATCTTCGTCTGCCCAGAACTCCGGTTTAATCGTACGGATGCGCGCCATCAGATTGACTCCTGCACCTCTTGCTTACCGCAAGCCTCGAATTCATCCAGGGCCTCTTCCAAGGCGAATATTCGCGGGGCCAGCTCTTCAGCAATCGGCATTGCGCCGCGAAGGTCTTGGTTGGTCTTATGCCACCCCTTCTGAATTTCCTCGGCCTTGAAACCTGACTCCATGTCCAGGGAGATGGAGAACGCCTCTATTCCCTGCGCCTGCTCCAGCGACCAAACGAGATCGTTTGCAGACGGGTCGAAGGGCCCCGCCAGCTGCCCACGGACCTCGATTTCATATCCAGGGAATCGTCTTGCGTAGCGCTTGGCTTGCCACTTTGCGCCCACCAAATAACGCGCAAGTTGGGCTAGATGAATCTCGTTTAGAATCTCGTTCTTGAGCTCCAGAATTACGACCTCAAGCAGTCCGGGCGAAATATAGAATTTGATTAGGTCGGTACGCCCGTAACCCTTGATTTCGTGCTGGCGAAGAAAATGATCAACATTGCGATCATCTATCGGGCATACGGCATGTGCGGCCATGCAGTATTCAAGATAGTCCTCGATGAACTTCTCACTTGGAAAATCGAGCTTGAACATTTAAACTTCTCCCATCTGTAGTACCTAAAGCCCCGGTTCCGCCTGCCAGCGCCGGGGCTTTCTTGTTTAAGCTGATTGCGCCTCGAGCTGGGCCAGCCGCGCCCGAAGCTCTGCCATTTCCTGTTCCGGGCTCACCTGCCCGCGCTGGCAATACAACTGCCGCGCCTTGCGCATGACTTGGTACTGGCTGATTGCGTTGTTGCCGGCCAGGGCCTCGATCTCCGCCACCATGTCCATATCCAGATGCCGCACCCGGGCGCCCCGCTTGGCGTGATGGTCTGCGTTCATGAGCGTGTTCAGGGTTCCTACTGACATGCCCAGCAGATCAGCCCATGAGCGCTGGTCGCGCTTCACACGGGATTGCTGAAGGCACAGCCGGAGGGCCTGGGACCAGTGCGAGCAGCCCGCTATGGCGACCGGATCAACGTCCCGCGTCTCGGTGTCGATGGCGCCCATCAGGGGCATTGTTCGCTGCGTTTCGCTCATGTTCGCTCTCTCACTCCAAGCCAAATAAAAAGCGCCCCGGTCAGGCAGCGCGTGATCCGGGGCGCAATTTCTCGCGCAGTTCGTCGGCGGTGAATTTGCCGTCCGAGGCTTCGGCCAGCAGGTCGGCGTAGTTCGTTTCGCCGGTGTAATCGGTCCTGGGGAGGGAGCCGCTATCCAGCCACTTGTACATGGCGCGAGGGCTGATCCCGCAGATTTTGGAGGCCGCCTTGACGCCACCTACCGAGTCGATAACTGATTTGAAGAAGGACATAGTTCCGGTTCCGATATGTACTTTCGGTACATCTTATAACGGAACTGAAAGTACATTCAAGAAGAAAGATAATGTACCTATGGTTCATGCTGAAGAAGTACGAAAACGGTTCTCCGCGCGCCTGCGCCGCGCCACCGCAAACGAGGGGTGGCCGGAGCGGGGCGCGGGCGCTCGCCTTGCCAAGCTGGCCGGCGCCACCCCGAAGGCCGCGAGCAAATGGCTCAACGGCGAGGCCATGCCGCGCCAGGAAAAGTTGGGCGTCATAGCAAAGGCGTTACGGGTCAGCCAGCAGTGGCTCCAATATGGCGAGGGCTCCATGGCGGCTGGTGTCGCCGAGGAGTTGGAGCCATGGGGCGATGACGTGGCGCCGGGGCCGGCCAACCACGGCAGCATCCCAATCATCAGCTATGTTCAAGCCGGCGAGTTCTGCGAAGCGGAAGATCCATTCGAGCCAGGCATGGCCGACGAATGGTTGTCGTTCCGCCCGCCTGGGGCCGGACCTCGCACCTATGCCCTGCGCGTCGATGGCGAAAGCAACTTTCCTCGCATCCGCAGCGGCGAGATCGTCATTGTCGACCCTGACCGGACGCCGGATAGCGGCAAATTCGTGGTAGCGAAACGCCACAGCGATGCCAAGGTCACGCTTAAGATGATCCAGTACAACGAGGGCGAGCCGTTCTTGAAGCCCGGCAACCCGGACTGGCCGGAGCCAATCATCAAGATAGACGGCGACTGGAGCGTCTGCGGCGTGGTGATCGGCAAGTACGACCCGATGTAATAACAACAACCCAGGAGGGGATATGGAGGACGACGAATACCCTGTCGACGGACCTGACTTCATAGAAGCACAGCACCCAATTGACGTCATGGTGACCATCTGTGAGTTTGCGGGAGGGCAGCCCACTTGTACAGTTTGCGGCAGCAAGAACCACCAAGTGTTGCCGCACCCGCAAAAAGAGGTGAGCACGGCGGTCTTTGAAAAGCCCGTTTATAGCACCCAAAAGTCTCTTCTTACTGTCGGGATGACGTGCATTAACTGCGGGTCGGTCACGTATTTCCGACTGGCCCCAATCATTGAAAAATTAAAAGAGATCCGGCCCGCACTGGATGAGGCCTGGACGACCCACAAGGGAAGGGAGGGGGAGTCATGAGCGAAATAAGCCTGCTGGATGATTACCGGGAGCGACGCATTGAAGGAAAGACCCAAAACCCCCATGATAAGGGAAACGGATCTGGAGGCCCTGGAGGGCCCGGCGATATGGAATCCCGACTCGCGAAACTTGAAGCCCACGCTGAGCACATGCAAACCGGCATAGGCGAGATCAAGGGCGACCTCAACGACGTCTCCAAAGACGTTCAGGCGATCCGTGTCCGCCTTGCCTGGGGCTCTGGAGCGGCCGCCGTCATTATCGGTCTGCTGGCATGGCTCGCCAACAACCGCTTTGACCAAGTCGTTGAAATGATCACCAAGTAACCGCCACCCCGCCCCACCAAGAGCCCGCCCAGCGCGGGCTTTTTTGTGCCTGCGATCCCCTGATCTGCCCGTTTCGTGACTACCCGGTCACAAATAACCTCGAGAAAATGTACTTTTGGTTCTTGACTAGTGTACTTACGGTTCATATTCTAAACCCATCAACACGGACAACCCGCAGGGGAGCGAACCATGAACGCACATCAAGCCGCGAGCGATTGGGACTACCAGGATGCACTCCATCCGCAGCGTGCCGCCTACGACGCATGGTGCGAGGCGTATCTGGTCGAGGCGCTGAAGTCGGACGAGATCGAGACCGCGTTCAGCGCCCAGGATCGCCTGGAATCCGAGTTCGACGCGCTGGTGCTGTTCCTGGCCTTCGGCGCCGCCGAGTTCCGCCCGCTGTGCCTGAGCGAGTTCCGCCGGCAGACGTTCGGCATGAGCCGGGACCAACTGCAGGACGCGCTGGCCGACGGCGAGATCGATCCGGTGGAGATTGTGCGCCTCGCGGTGTTCGCCGGTGACGACGCTCGCCGGACCTGGGCGCCGCATGTTCGGCAGGCCATGGACGGCTTCCACGACGCCGTGATGAAGGCCGCGCCGACCTGGGGCTGGGTGGAGACGATTTTTGAGCGGAGGAATGAGCCGTGATGAACCGACGCATCAAGCAGATCGACGAGAAGCTGGACCTGATCCGCTTCGAGGAAGGCGACAAGGCGTTCTACTGCCTCGTCGAGTGCGGCAGAACCATGGTGCTGGGCGATACGCCCGCCGAGGCTCGCCAGCGCCTTGCCGCCATCACCCACGGCATAGCCGAACTGGAAGGCACACACATTACTGCGGAGGCGGTGTCATGAGCGAGATTGATTGGAGCAAGGCGCCGGAGGGTGCGACGCACTTTGACCCTAATGATGATGTCGGGCTGCCGTGGATGCGGCTCCAACAAGGTCGATGGCGTGCATTTGACGAAGAATACCAGTGCTGGACTGCGCCGATGGATGAAGACGATTCATTCATCAGAAACAACGATGGCGCCCAGTGCATCCCCCGCCCCAGCCAATGGCGCGGCCCCGAGGATGGCCTGCCGCCGGTCGGGACGGTGTGTGAGGCGCGCCATCATGGTGGATGGGCTGAGTGCGAAATTATCGCGCACGTTCGCGCACCTGAAAATCGTATCGAAGCCGTTTATCAGGCAGCTGATGATTGGGACTGGCTGTCGTCACCGAGCAATTTCCGCCCCATCAAATCCGACAAGGAGCGGGCGGTGGAGGCGGCCTTGGCCCAGGACTGCGACCCGCGCGATGGGATGCTGAGCCGTCATGACTTCTGTGCGCGCCTCTACGACGCCGGCCTTCTCCGCCTGCCGGAGGAGCAGTCATGAACAATTACAGCTTTGGCGAAATTCTGATGAGCGCCACCACGATCATCGCGTTTGTTGCCCTGATGACAGTCCTTGGTGAGCAGGACTACCAAGACGCGCTGGCCGAGGAACGCGCCACCTGCCTGATGGTGGCACAGGGCCACTGGCCGGCAGAGACAGCAGAGGGCTACGACTGCCCGAAACGGATAGCAAGGAGCGAGTTATGAGTGAGTTCAAGGGAACGCCAGGGCCGTGGGTGGTTGGCTGTTCAAGCCCTACTCGCGCCGAGGTTAACACTGCCAATTCAAGTATTGCTGATGTGTGGAACCTGCACCGTGATGTCAACCACGTTGCCAACGCCCACCTGATAGCTGCCGCGCCGGAGCTTCTGGAGGCGTTGCAGGCATTCGATGCAAGTGCCGACCTTTGGCTGCCAGCCAACGTAGGCGAAGACCGTGTACACGAAGCCGAGGCGCTGCACCAACTCAGGCACAAGGCTTCCGCCGCCATCGCCAAAGCACTGAACACCGATACGACAGAGCGCTGATCTGTTGTTTGCCCCTCCGGGGGCCTTTTATTCGATAGGAGCACGACATGGAAACCAGCAGCGAAATTAACGAGATTGCAACCGCCCTGGCGTCTGCCCAGATGGAAATCGAGAACGCCAGCAAAAACAGTGCGAACCCGCATTTCCGCAGCAAATACGCCGACCTTGCCGAGGTGCTGAACACGGTGCGCCCGGTATTCGCCAAGCATGGCATCGCGATCATTCAATCCCCTGAATACGGCGACGGCGTAGCCCATGTGCAAACCACTCTGGCCCATAAGTCCGGCCAGTGGATGCGCTGCGACACCAGCGCGCCGGTGACAAAGCAGGACGCCCAGGGCATCGGCAGCGCGATCACCTACTGCCGCCGCTATGGCCTGGCCGCGATGGCTGGCGTTGCCCAGGAAGACGATGACGCCAATAGCGCCGTGGCCGGTCCCGGTCGTGCTCGCCAGCAGCCCCGCAAGCCCAGCGAGAAGGATCTGCAAGTGGCCCGCGACACCCTGGAGGGGTGCTCCACGGTGGAAGAGTTGCGCGAGACGTTTAAAGGGCTCCCCGAGCACGTCCGCGAGGCGATGAAGGGCGAAGCAACCGAAATGAGCAAGAAACTGGAAGGAGAGGCGGCATGACGATGATTCAAGGCTCTGATGAATGGCTGGAGTACCGCTCCAGCCGACTGAACGCCAGCGAAGCCGGGGCGGTAATGGGAGTTAATCCCTGGTTCCCGCGCAACCCCGCCGAGTTGTTCGACCTGAAAACCGGCGCGAAGACTGTCGAGGAAAACCCGGCCATGCGTCGCGGCACGGAGTTGGAGCCCGAAGCCCGCGCTGCCGCCCAGGAGGTTCTGGGTGAACAGTTCACCCCGGCGGTGCGCCAGCGGGAACGCTATTCGGCAAGCCTCGACGGCGAGGATTTTGATGGCGCCACTGCCCTGGAAATCAAATGCCCGATGCGCACCGACAGCAAGCTGTTTCGCATTTTGGACGGCAAGGGCCTGAAAGAGGTGGCGCCGCACTACTGGTGGCAGTTGGTGCATCAGCAGTACGTCGCCGGTTTCGGGCTGGTCTATTTCTGCGCCTACCACCCGGACCAGGGCATCAGCGTGGTAAAGATCGGCGCCGACGAACTCATTGCCGACCGTGACGCACTGGTCGCCGCGTGGGAGGCGTTCGCCAAAAGCCTGGATAGCGGCGAGCGGCCGGAGTCCGACGAGATCGAGGACGACAGTGAAGAGATGGCCGCCATGGTCGAGACCTACCGATCCGCAAAGGAGAGGGCCGACGAAGCCGCGAGCGTTCTGAAAGAGGCTGATAAGGCGCTCAAGGAGCGAGCCAAGGCAACCGGCGCCCGCAAGCTGTCCGGGCATGGGCTCCAGGTCATCCGTGCTGAGCGCAAGGGCAGCGTCCAGTACGACAAGATTCCTGAGCTGGATGGCGTGGACCTGGATCGCTACCGCAAGAAATCCAGCGTCGTCTACAGCATTCGTTAACCGGCGCTCACCGGGGAGTGGCGGGCCTTACCCGCCCCCTTCGGGGGAACTGACAACGGAGAGAGATATGGACGACATAGAGCGCATTGACCAAATGATGGCCCTGCTCCGCGCCATGAAGTCGAACAAAAAGAAGATGGCAAAACTGAGTGATATTGATTGCACGACGCTGACACCTAAAGCGGCCAATAAGCGGAGTGCTGACGCGGACTGGCTGGGCATGGACATCATCCGGCAACAGCACCAACTCCATGCCCTCGCTGTTGAGCTGGGGTTTGCAGATCGCCGTGACAGATATGACCAAATTGAGCTTCGCGACGGCTGGCATCGCTATCACTTTCAACCGCCTGAGCCTTTTTCGGCATAACGGAGAGACCATGAACATTCTGACCTTCACAACACGATTCGGCCAAGACGCCCAGGTGCGCCACACGGCGGCCGGCAATGCCGTGACCACCGTTCGCTGCCCCGTCGAATCCGGCTACGGCAGCAACAAACACACATCCTGGGTCACCGTCGTGATATTCGCCGAGCGCGGCGAGAAGCTGGCGCCCCATATTTTAAAGGGCGGCAAGGCCACGATCACCGGTGAACTCAAAATCCGAGAGTTTGAGTCGAACGGCGCGAAGCGCCTGGCAGTCGAGGTTCTGATGCGCGACATCGAGTTGCAGGGCGAGCCGCGCCAGGCCGGTCAGAGCCACGAGCCGGCCGGCACCGGCCAGCAGTCCGGCCCCGTGGATGATTTTGACGATAGCTCGATCCCGTTCTGAGGAGCCACTCATGATCCGCTACGCACTGCTACTGCTCCCCTGCGCCGCCCTGGCTGACCCGACGATCTACGTTCAGGGCGGGATGGGCTACCAGATCGGCATGGAGGAGAAAGCCATCATCCGGGGCCAGGAGTACCGGGCCGAGATTTACACCGCCCTGCCCGACTGGATAGCCGACGTTCAGGTAGGCGTGGAGTACCGCAATTTCTACCTGCAGGGCCAGCACGTCAGCAGTGTGGAGACGGGCCAGGACCATGGGTTCAACGTCATCAGCGCCGGTTACCGGTGGGAATTCGAGTTTTAGGAGATCGCAATGACTGAGCAGCAGAGAGCATTTAACCCGGATCGTGCGGCGATGGAGGCAGTGTCGTCCATCCAGGCCATTATGGCGATAGGGAAGTTTGGCGCCCAGAAATCAGCGCAGATTCAGGACATCATCGCCGACACCATCCGCGCCGCCCTCTCCCATGCCGAGTGGGAGGCGCAGCCGGATTACGTCCTGGATGCCCTGGACAATCTGATACATGACAACTATGAGCGCAGCTACCGTGGCGCCAAAAATCGGCAAGACGACGCCGAACTAATCCGCTGCGCTCTGCGCCGATCCCACCCCGCGCCCCAGGTGGCGGTGCCGGAGAAGGTTCGTGAGTTGATCGGTGCTGTGCGCTCGGTAAACCGGTCCCGACAACACTCAATCCATATTGAAGGCGACGACGAACCCTGCTTCTGGCAGCGCGCCGAATGGGTTCGTTATGTTCTGGAACTGGCTGACGAGGCCGAACAAACCATCACCGCCGCCCCCACCGCGCCCGCCGGGGAGCCGGAATGCTGCCGTAGCCAGCCCTGCAAGCGCCCTGGCACCGGACCTTGTGACATGCCCGCAGCCCAACAACCTGTAAGCGATCCTGATGGGTTGCCGGAATCCCCGCGCCCGATGTCCGCCGCGCCGCGTGACGGCTCCATGATTCGCCTGCTGGTCCAGTTTACCGAGAACGGCGTTAATGACGGGTTTGACTCGGGGCCTGCCTGGACCATCGGGGCGAACACCTACGACGATTCCGGCGACGACGAATGGCACATTGCCGGCTGGGACTGGCAGCAGGACTGTTTCACTGCCGGTGAAGGCGAGCCCCTTGGATGGCTACCAATGCTGTCCGCCCCCGCCCCGGATGAGCGGGAGATAGCGGCCAAGGCGATCAATGACGCCGCCCAATACGCCCAGGACTGGATAGAAAAACAGGGCGCCGTGACGCCGGAATCCGCCGCCGCGCTGGACGCGGTGCAAGCCTACTCTAATTCCCTGGAGAAGAAATCATGAGCGTTATCACCTACTGCGATGCCTGCCGGAAAGAAGCCGGCACTCATAAACGCCGCGTCGAGATGCGTTCCCACATCGGCCACACCGGCGACATGGAGTATTACCCTCCGGTCGGCCATTTCCAGTATTTCGACCTGTGCAATACCTGTTCCAACATCGTAGAGACGGCAGCGTATGACGCCATCTTGCAACTCCGCGCCAAGAAGGAGGCAGGCCGCCATGATTCACCTTAACCCGGAAACCCTGAGCCCCGAGGACGTGCCGCTTTGTCCGCTCTGCGATCAACCGATTTGGAATTACGAGCAAGGCGCCGTGATTTCGTCGGGAGACACCAAGTGCATGGCCCACCAGGACTGCACCGAGGAAGCCCTGGCCGACGAGGAGCACCCCAATGACTGAGCGCAAAGTCACGAAGACCCTCAAGGTCCGGATTCGCGACAAGCACGCGAAAGCTTTGAGGGATCAGGCGGCATCGGTGAATTTCGTCTGGAACTACGTGAACGAGCTCAGCTCACGCTCAATCCGTGAGCGGGGGACCTTCTTGTCTGCTTACGACATACAGAAGTACACCGGCGGGGCCGCCAAGGAGCTCGGCCTCCACAGCCATACGGTCCAGGAGGTCAGCAGGGAGTACGCCACGCGACGCAAGCAGTTTAGGAGGGGCCGCCTGGCATGGCGCAAGTCCCGAGGCGTGCGCCGGTCGCTTGGCTGGGTGCCTTTCAAGTCGGGGGCGGCTAAGTGGAAGAGCGGACAGGTGTTCTTTAATGGTCAGCACTTCCAGGTGTGGGACAGCTTTGGCCTGAGTCAGTACAAGTTTCGATCCGGCTGTTTCAACGAAGACGCCCGAGGTCGCTGGTACTTCAATGTGGTGGTCGAGGTCGATGCCCAGCCATCTGCTGGCGAAGGCGCTGTCGGCATCGACCTGGGCCTGAAGGATGTGGCGACCTGTAGTGACGGCGCGAAGCTGGAAAATGGTCGATTCTACCGCGACCTAGAAGACAAGCTGGCCATTGCTCAGCGGGCGGGCAAAAAGCGTCGAGTGAGATCAATACACGCCAAGATCAGTAACCGGCGCAAGGATGCGCTGCACAAATTCTCCCGCCATCTGGTTGATAGGCATGAGGAAATCTATGTGGGCGACGTGTCGCCCTCTAAACTTGCCAAGACTCGCATGGCCAAATCGGTAATGGATGCCGGATGGGGCCAGTTGAAAACGATGCTGGAATACAAATGCGATCACGCAGGCATTGTCTTCAAAGAGGTCGGCGAGGCGTACACCACCCAAACCTGTTCTGCATGTGGCGCTTTGCCACCGCAGAGGCCGAAAGGTATCGCAGGGCTTGGAATAAGGGAGTGGACCTGTGAGTGCGGTGTGACTCACGACCGCGACATCAACGCGGCCAAGAACATTCTCGCGGCCGGGCATGGCCGTCCTGCGGAGGGAATCTCATGAAGAGAGTAGATGCCAATGAGCGCACAGACCGCGAGGCTCGACCGAACATGACCATGGAGCAGCATGTGGAAATGATTGGCCGTCAGGATGCGATGAACGGGAAGCCCTGCCGGCCCAGCGCCTACGGAGCGCTCGCCGGATCAGCGTGGGAGACCTGGTACACCAGAGGATGGAGCGCTGCCGCCATGGCAGAGGGAGGGGAGCAATGAAGGGCGATCAGGCATCAGCGAACAACCCCTGGCCAAGCCGCATATGGCTGGCCGGAGAAACCCACGAAAAGCGCCGGTCTTCCGCGAAGGAGCCCGGCTCCGTTGCATACGTCAGGGCTGACGAGTACGACGAGCTGCTGGCGTGGGTCGAATCCAACATGCCGGAGCCCCACCAGGGGCGCGGGGGTGGCGAGTGAAACTCAGATACGAATGGTACGCGAACTCCACGGCGCCCGATGATCGCTCCGGCCATGCCTGTTTCCACGTGCCAGGGCATGGGTCAGCAACTGTCGCCCTCGATGATGACCACGCAGGCGCGGCTCTGGCCCGACTGATTGATGCAGCATACGAGGCCGGACAGCACGCCGAGCGGCTGTGGTGGTCCGAAACCATGCAAGCGCTGGCCGGCCAGCGCGGCAGGGAGGAATGATGGGCAAATACCTGGACCTCTACGACGTGACCGCCGGGAACCCGGTGGCTGAAAGGGAATTGGCGGAGATGCGGGAGCGCATGGCAGCTCTGGAAACAGCGCTCGCCAAAGCCGCCGACATGCTCGAAATCTACGCCGTCAAGGTGGATGGCGAATGGGGCGATTGCCGGGATGCCGGCCAGCTTTATGCCGATGGCGAAATGCCGGAGGCACTGACGGAGGCACGTGCCCTGCTCACCCAGGAGGAAGGAGGCTGAAATGCTCCAGCGAGAACTGATCAACATCACCGAGTTCCAGCGGCGGGTCTGGGGTGAGAACGGCACCCCGCTCACCGCCCAGGCGATCCGAAACCAGCTCAAGCGCGGCGATCTGCCAGGACAGCAGATGGGCAAGCTGTGGTTTGTGGACTGGACGGCGTACCAGCGCCAGACTGGCGACAAACTGGTCGATGCGGTACTGAGGGCGGGATAATGGCACCAAGGCCCAGGAAGAAGCGAAACAGCGGATTGCCGCCAAACCTCTATGCGAACGGGCGGGCGTTCAAATACCGCCGGCCAGACAACGGCACGTGGCACGGCATGGGCACCGACAAGGCCAAGGCCATCGCGGCGGCAAGCCAGCTCAACGGGCTACTGATGGCCGGCGGCGACCTGGTGGCGGACGTAATGGGCGACTCCATGAGCCTGAATGCGTTCCTCGACTACTACGAGGCCGAGGTGTTGCCGCCCCGGGAACTGGCCCGGGCCACACTGGATCTGTACGCCGTGCGCTTCCGTCAGATTCGGGCGGCGCTGGGCGAGCGTGACATCGGGCAGATCACCATCGGCATGGTCGCGGCGTTCCTCGACAGCCTGACGCCCCGGGCGTCGAATCAGGCGCGAGCGATCCTGGTGGATGTGTTCAACCATGCGGCCGCCAAGGGCTTGGTGGCCGACAACCCCGCCGAGGCGACGATACCCAGGCCCGAGAAGAAGGCGCGCCGCCGACATACCGTGGCCGGTGTCCAGGCTATCTACGCCGTGGCGGAGCCCTGGCTGCAGAATGCCATCGATCTGGCCCTGCTCACCGCCCAGCGGCGCGAGGACATCCTGGCGATGCGATTCGATGACATCCGTGACGGCGCCCTTCATGTGGCTCAACACAAGACGCGGCGTGCCAGTGATGCCGGCTGGATCAGGTTGCCGATGACTCCGCAGCTCAAAGCCCTGGTGGCCCGTTGCCGGGATGACGTGCCCTCCCCGTTCCTGGTCCACCGGAAGCCGGAGCGGCGGGTGGCGAGCGGCCGGCACTGGACCCAGGTGGATAACCGTTATCTGACTCGGGCGTTCAAAGCGGCCAGGGACGCCGCCAACCCCTATCCGCACTGGTCACCAGAGCAGCAGCCGGGCTTTCATGAGCTGCGCGCCCTGAGCCTGCACCTGTACAAGAAGGCCGGTAAAGATGGGCAAAAGCTGGCCGGGCACAGCACCCGTAAGATGACGAAGAATTACGAAGCGGATCACGAAGAAGTGGTCTGGACCGAGGCCGTGGCTGACCTGGATTTGAGCAAAATCACGGGCTGA